ACCGCAGTTGCAAAACTATATGAATTTCCAGAGGTAGCAGTATTTGAAAAAGCACAAGGAAAAGACTTTAATCCGAACTCAACAGTTCAATTACGAAGTCTTTTATTTGATTATATAGGTCTAGCCCCAACGGGTAAGAAAACGGGTACAGGAGCTGACAGCACAGATGCGGAAGTTCTTGGGAAACTTGCAGAAAAACATGAAGTACCGAAGCATATTTTAGAAATTCGACAAAAGGTGAAAATAAAGAACACTTACCTTGACAAGATAATTCCTGGATTGGATATGGATTCACGGTTGAGAACAAACTTCAATCTCCACGGAACAACTTCAGGGCGACTATCCTCCAGCGGAAAATTAAACATGCAACAACTTCCTCGTGACAACCCTACTGTGAAAGGTTGTATCAAGGCGAGGGAAGGATACAAAATAGTTGCAATGGACTTAACGACTGCGGAAGTTTATTGTGCAGCCGTCTTAGCAGATGATAAAAATCTGCAAAAAGTATTTCGAGATGGAGGAAACTTCCACAGTACGATTGCGAAACAGGTATTTCGACTGCCATGTGAGGTCGACGATGTCGCTGAGTTCTATGGCGATAAAAGACAACAAGCGAAAGCTGTAACATTTGGAATAATGTACGGAGCAGGACCAGCTAAAATTAGTTGGCAAGTAACTAAAGATAGTGGTAAGGAGTTCACTCCTGCTGAAGCAAAGAGAACTATTGATGATTATTTCCAAGCGTTCCCAAAACTTAAGCAATGGCTCAGTAATACACAGAAGTTTATACAAGCAAATGGATTTATTTATACACATTTTGGAAGAAAGAGAAGATTACCAAATGTGTTTTCAAAAGACAAAGGAATTGCATCACATGAAGTTAGAAGTGGTGTAAATGCTCTAGTACAATCAGTAGCAAGTGATATTAATTTACTTGGTGGAATCGATATGCAAAAATATATTCGGAAAACTGGAATGAAGTCGAGAATATTCGGACTAGTTCATGACTCAATACTTGCAGAAGTTCCTGAAGATGAAATAGATTTATATTGCAAAAAATTACAAGAATATGTACAAGCAGACAGAGGGTTATCAATACCAGATGCCCCGGTTGGGTGTGATTTTGATATAGCTGGTGATTACTCTTTAGGGAAGTTTGAAAAGCTGTATGATTTGGCATGATAAACAATTAGTATTTATACACATTCCAAAATGCGGTGGAACAAGTATCAATGCCGTAAAAAACTATGATTATAGTGGTAAAGTGTATAGAGTTAAGAATAAAGACCATGTATATAAAACATGGCATGGGGGTATGCAGTTTCTTCATGAAAGATATGTAGGAAGAAACCAAGATATACAAGTAGTACATAATATGCATGCTACTTACGACCAGTATGCATTTACATTAAGGGGTTATGATTACATAAGTCAAGTCCGAAATCCATATACTAGATTCGCTAGTGCATGGAAGCATTTAAGAAGTATGGACTTGGTAACAACAGAATTTGAACAATGGGCTCCAAGCGCTATTGATGCTATAAGTCATGGAGAGTGGGCTGCCACATTAGATAAACCTAATATTTATATAAATTATCTAATGTATAGTCCTCAATTTGACGGCAGTTTATTATTTAAACCACAATGGCATTGGGTCAGAGAAGATGTAGAAATACATAAATTAGAAGAAAAGACAATTTGGAAACGATTAGGAATAGAAGAAGCAAGATTTAATGTTTCCAACAAAAAATATAAAGTAACTTGGAATCAAGAAATTTTAGATTTAATATATAAGTTTTATGAAAAAGATTTTAGACAGTTCGGCTACAGTAAACAGTTTAGTATATAGTGGTGGCGGAGTAGAGAGTGCTGCAGCACTTGCTTATGCAGTAAGTAAAGGATATAATCCTGCAGTAGTAACTATTCAACAATCAAATACACCACCTGTACAAAAAATGATTGAAGCAGCAAAACAACAGGCAGAATATTTTAGTGTTCCTATTCATATAGCAAAACACAATGAGCCAATAGCAGAGCCAGGAAAGTTTAATATTTCCGATGCAGGTGGAGCTGATGTAACTGTTAGACTTATTTTAGGAAATCCTCAATGGGATATAAAATGGTTATTTACTGGAACTAATGCCGAAGATAGTTTACAACAGAGAGTACAAACACGATATATGCTAAGACTATTAGCCGCTAGATGGGGTGGACAATATGAATTAGCTGGAATGAAATGGAAAGTATTTAAAAATCTTCCACAATGGGTATTTCCATTTGAGTGTTTAACAAAAGCAGAAATTATAGGAATGTTAATGATGGAGTATCCAGAATTAATGAATATGACTTGGACTTGCCACTACCCGAAAAGAAGAGTAAAAATGGGAGAAGGTGGAGCAGGTCAATTATATCCATGTGGAAAATGTGATAAATGTATAGAATATACAGCAGCTTTCAATACTGCGAAAAGAGCATTAAAGAGAGTGCAAGAAGGAGAAGAATATGTCGCTAATTTGCGTAAGTAAGCCGTGGGAAGAGCTTACAAAAGAAGAATTATATAGAATTATACAGTTAAGAATCGAAGGGTTTATAGTAAGAGATAAAACTTGTTATCAAGATTTAGAACAATATTATGACCAATGCGGTTGGTACTTAATGTTTTATGACCCAATTATTGGAGTAGAACCACAATTAATGGTAGGACAACATCAACTGTGTACTAGAAAAGTTTTTACAGGCGACGATGGAAAAGAATATAAATATCCTGCTTGGAGAAGACAAGCATGGTTAAAAGGTTATATAAATTTAGAGTATTGTGATGAAATGTCTAGGAGAGTCGCTATAAAAATGACTGGAGAACCTTATACTATGCATGAGATGTTAAATAAAGAAGTTGCTGATAAATTAGTGGAACGAGTAGGTTTTAGATATGTTAAACATTATGTAGACGACCACGGTCGTGATAATTGGATAATGGTTAATGATTTAAGAAAAGA